GCCGGTGCCTTCCGGGGAGCCGGCGGCGCGGCATCGACGGGGGTGAGCCCGCCGATCCGCGCCGCCTTCTCTGCCGGAATGTTCACCACGACACCGAACTCAGTGCGGTAACGAGGCATGAACGGATCAGGACTCGTCGGTGGCGTTCTTGATGACCGCGAAGGCGTCGGTGTCCATGATGGCCCAGCCGAACACGACCTCACCGCGCAGCGCGATCTGGTTCTTGTTCTTCAGGTCACCGTTGCCGTCGGGGTCGCCGTAGACGATGCGCTCGACCGGGATGTTGCGCTGAACGCCCCAGCGGATCTGGCTGAAGTCGCCCAGGATCGCCTTGACGTTCGGGTTGGTCGAGGCGTAGGCGCCGCCGGAGATGGTCGCCTCCGGAGCCGACACCGTCGAGGACACCGAAGCGTTGAGTCCCTCGAAGGTGCTGATCGCGGTGCCGAAGCCCAGATCCGGGTACTTCTTGCGGCCGTCGGTGTAGCGGGCGGTGGCCAGCGTCCAGGCGTAGGACGGGTCCAGGGCGATGCCGGTGGGGACGAATCCGTCAGCGATGACCAGACCGGCTGCGGTCTCGACCTCGATGTCGGCTCCCTTGTTGGCGTTGGTGCTGGTGCCATCGAGGATCTCGACCACGTTGGCCGAGTCGAGCACCTTGGCCGGCGAACCCGACAGGGCGGCACCGGTCAGCGGGTTGATGGCGTGGTAGATGCCCAGATCGAGGGCGCGGGAGAGCGCCTTGCTGATCTCGTCGGACAGTAGCGCCAGCACACCGAGCTGGTAGTCCTCGTCGGCCCACTGGACCTCTTCGTTGAACCGCATGGTGACCTGAGCCTTGCGCGGGACGACGGTCTTGGTCGAGAAGCCCGGATCGGTGCCGGTCTTCGTGCCGCCCTCGGCGACGAACTGCGCCTTGGGTGCGGTCGTGAAGGTCATGATCTGGGTCTCGCCGAACTGCTGCGGCTCCGATCCGGACAGGGCGGCGATGGTCGAACCGGTGGAGGCCTTCTGCCAGATACCCGCGGCGAGGTGCTTGGGCAGGGAGAAGGCGCTGGATGCGAGTGAACTCGACATGTGTTGTCTTCTTTCTTGTTTCGGGGTCAGCCGCCGAAGAGGTCACGCGCGAACGTGGCCTCGTCGGTGTTGCTGGATTCGGTGGTGGCGCCCTCGCGGGGAACCGTGTTGGTGTTTTTGCGCTTGCCCGACAGTTCGACTAACTGAGCCCACTGCTTCATCAGCAGGTCGGGATCGGTTGCCGTCAGAAACAAATCGGCTTTTTCCGAGTCGATCTCGGGATTGAGTTCGAGCAGGAACGGCTTGAGCGCGCTGCACACCTTGGCCGGCAAGGTGGCCACTTCGGCCTCGGCCTTGGCAATCCGGTCGGCGGTCTTCTCCGCGTCGGACTTCTGCGCCTCTTCGATCTCAGAGAGTCGGGCGGCTTTGCCGCGCAACTCTTTGATCTCAGCCTTCTGTACTGCCAGCGTTTTCACCAGTGGGTGATCGGCGGGCAGTTCCGAGGCTGTTGTGCTGTTCTGCTCAGCCTCGGTTCCCATTTCGGTTCCCTCGGCGGTCGTCATATCGGACATGCGGTGTTTCTCCCATTTCGGAAGCGGCCCCAGCCCTTTCGGCCGGGGAAGTCTTTTGGTTAGCGCGCGGCGGCGATCTGGCGCTTGAGGCGCGCGATCTGTGTGAGGTGGTACTGGATCTGCGGCGAACTGTCGGGCAGTCCTTGCGCGCGCAGATTCTTGAGGCTGTCCTCAAATCCGGGTAGCAGCCGCGCGGCGATCTGGGCCTCGGTCTCGGCAGGTTGTTCCGGTTTCGGCTGCGCGGCCGGTTTCGGCTGCGGCTCATCAAGATTGACCGGCTTCTGCCTCGGCTCGTACGGTGGCGCGTCGTCGCCTTTGTAGCGGCGGCCTCCGGGAAGATAATCCATGGCGTTGGCGATGGCGGCGGCCTTGCTGCCGGCGATCTTGCGGGCCTGCTCGTAGTCGCGTTTCCACTGCTCGACGTAGGACGGTGCCGCGTAGGTTCCGTCGCGCAATGGGACGGCGGTACAGTTGCAGTGGTCGTGATATTCCTGGCCGGGAGCGCGGCCTTTGCCCTTGACGACCACCAGAGTCTTTTCCCCGGTCGGTTTGCCGTCGGCGCCGAGTTTGTCGGTCACACCTTTAGAGCTGTAGCTCAATCCGTCCAGCGATCGTGCTGCCAGAAGCCGGCAGAATCCGCAGGCGTTCTCCTGGGCGTGGCGTACCCAGCGCACGCCTTCCTGGGCGGCGTTGGTGACGACGGTCTGGCGCGAGGTATCAAACAGCGATTTTGTCGCCGCACCGCCCCATGCCACAGCCGGATCGGCCTGCAGCATCGCCCACCGCGCCGTCGCCGCGAGGTCATCGAGCGACGGAAGATCAGCAGGTGTGGCGGTGAAATCCGATGACGGATCCTGATCGTCGTACCAGACCGCCGTCAGATCACCGGCGGCGGTGAGAAACGGCAACAGCAGCTCCGGTCCAGCGTCGGTGATGAACGCCAGCAGCTCGTTCTGCTCCAGGGTCAACGCCGACGCCAGCAGCGATTGGATTCGCAGACTCAACTCCTGGGCCAGCTGGCCCAGCAGCGACTGAAACTCAGTTACCGCCTGCGCCACCGGAACCCACGGTCTGCGCGGTGGCACCGGCCGGGGTCGCAGCAGCGGTCGTCGCGGTCAGTCGCTCCACCAGGCTCGCGGCCTGGCTGCGGCGGCGCTCGGCCATCGCGCGGTCGATCTGCTGACTGGATAGGCCGAGCAGCTCCATGCCGACACTGGTGTCGGCCAGCCACGGTGCGGCAGTCAGCACTTTCATCCCGGCGTCGGCCTGCGCGGCGCGCGACAGATACACCGGTGATCGCCACTTGGTGTCGATGGACTTCCATTGATCCGGAATCGTGGTCTCGTCGTTGGCGATCGCCAGCGCGCGGATCATGGCGCGGCGAAACGCCGGAGCCCAGTCGTCGGTGGCGCCTTCAGCCTCGGAGATCAGGTCCTCACGGCTGGCGATATAGGAGTCCCCCGAGGTGGGGTTGCTCATGTCCGAGACGCCCAGCGAGGTCAGCGGGATCGAGGTTTCGCCGGAGAACAGCTGCGCCTGTTGCTTGAGCGCATCCAGGTGCGGTTGCGGGCTGGCGGCCTGGAATTGGCGGATGTCGGCGCGCGCCAACCCTTCCGGTGCTTCGTCGTCGTCGGGAATGCCCTTGATGCGGCCCAGAACAGCCTGCCAGACCGGCAGGGGCTGGCCGTTGTCGCCGGTGAGCACCGACGGATCGGCGCCGAGCATCCACAACTCCGGGTAGGAGAAGATGTCGGCGTGGCCTTCCAGGCGGATGACGGTGCGCAGCGCCTGATCGTGTAGCGACATCACCGGCCGGGAGATCCTTGAGCAGCCGAACGGGCGGCCGACGCGCGGCTTGTAGACCAGAGCCTCGGCCGGCACGCCCCATGGATGCTGCTGCTCATCGACAGCCCATCGGGTGCCCTCACGCTGAGCGGTGATCGTCCTGCCGTTGAGGTAGAGCGCCAGCGAGGTCACCGCGCCGTCCTTGTCGCGGTCGACGACCGAGAGCAGGTTGTCCATGCCGCGGGTGCGCGCATTCCAGTCGCCGGTGGCGCTCATCGCGTCCTTGACATGGATCAGCGAGGGCGGCTCACCGTCGTTGCCGGTGGTGTTGACCAGAAATGCGACACCGTGGATCAGTGAGGAGATGATGGCGCTGTTGGATTCGGCATCCAGTGCGTTGGACTCCCACACATCGCGGGCGCCAAGGGCGTCGATGTCACCGTCGGGCCAGATGAAGCCGTCGAGGTTGCAGCGGCGGGCGAGGATGTCGACGGCTTTGGCCGACCAGCCCAGAACGATGCCGAGCCGGAAATACTGCGGTGGGATGACGGTGCCGACCTGCCGGATGGCGCGCTTGCCGTCATAGTAGGAGTCGCGCAACCGATTTCGGATGCTGCGATGCTCCAACTGCTTGAGCAGTCTGTTCAACGTTTGATTGTCAACGTCTGAGACCCCGGGCAGACGGATCTGCTGCTCTATCATTGCTTCACCACCACCGCCCTTCGTGTCGATGCTCGTGTTGTGCGTTTTCGTGTGACCCGGCCCGACACGTCATCGGGAACCTGACGCCGTACCGAGGAGGCGCCGAATACCGACAAGGTGAACGCCACTAGTGGGGCGATGTTCACCGACTCGTCGCGGCGATCCCAACCCCAGCCGCCGGCGTCGCGGATGGGGCGTTTACGCGCCCCGGCCACCGCGGCAGCCAGATGCTGCTGGTCCTCGCCGTCACCGTGGCGCAGCGTGGCGGCCTTGACCATGTCGAAGACCATCCCGCACGCCTTGGCCATGTCGGCCGCGGAGGTGGTGACGACCTTTGCCCGTACCGCTTTGAGTCCCGGGATCAGTGACGCCGCCGGAGATGCCGAATCAATGACGATCGGCATCCGGAATCCGGCCCGCTCACGCAGCCAGGTGATGGCTGCGGCGGTGTCGATGCCGGCCCATACTTCTTCAGCGAACATCCCGCCGTCGTCGG